AGCCATGACGGGTCGATGTGCATTTCGACAAGCTGGTCTTCGGTCATTTCACTGGCCCTGCCTTAGAAAGAAGGTCTGTCTTGGCTTGTGAGCCAGCGCTGCTGCCAAAATAATAAGCAACTATTCCTGTCCAAGCAGTAGACAGACTGCCCAGCATCATCAGGATGGTTGGATTATTTCCATCCACTTTTCCAATCATCATCATAATTAGAATACTAAAAAATCCAATCGTAATGATTGCAGCCAGCGCAGGCGGCACGATTGATCTGGTGGTGGCCTGCATTTCCCGTGCTGACTTCCTGTCCTCGACCTCTAGTTTTTCAAAGTTGAGGCCAAGTTCTTGCGCCTGTTTCTGCAACTCAATCTCGGCAATCTTGACTTGAGCAATCTGCTCTGCTGACAGCTTGTTGTTGGAGATCAGGTCGCCCACCTTGTCGGGGTCAACGCCAATCGCTTTGCTGATGGCAGACACTGCCATGCCAGCCAGTGGGCCACCCATTGCCGTAGCAATCGTGGGTGCAATTTGTTTAAGCCAATCCATTACTGTTTACTCCTTGAAAGCATTGTTGCGGCAATTTGCAGCATTGCACGGGTGCTGTCCATGTCTTCAGGCTGGGTAGCCCAGCCGACTGTGATCTGTCCGACAAAGCGCCCAGGCTCTGGTGGCACTGAAATGCGGCATGTGTAGGCCACGCCCTTGGCGATATACCAAAGCCCCATTTCACTCTGCGCTGACTTGTACTCACCGCATGGAATCTCGCTGGCCATCAGCTTGACCACATCGGCATTGTTGGCAGCGTTCTGGGTAAACAGGCCGACATCCAGCCCGTCATTCGTTTTGTCTCTGCCGTTCTTGCCGTAGGCCCGATACAGGATGCGCGTGCCAAACATGCTGTTGACTTTGAACACCGCCACCACCAGCGCACCAGACTGCTTAAACAGGTGCGCGGCTGCATCCTCAACCCGATCCTCTGCAATCGTTGGAATCTTCTTGGACTCTTTATAAGCTCCAATCAGCAGGTCTTGGTTTGTATATACAAAATATCCTGCAAAAGTTAAGACAGCCATCAGCACCAATGCAAACAGCCGGAACGGGCTGGACACATAGGCCAGAATTTTATCGACTAGGGCAAGACGCTCATCTGCCATAACTCACCCGCGCTGCTCAAGAATGCCAAAGGTGAAATACCCAATAACCCCAAGAATCGTAAATAGGACAAGCGTCACCAGCACGATCTCAATGACCTCATCGACCTCTTTCTTGCGCTTTTCAGCAGCCTCGCGCTCACGCCGTGCGTCATGGGCAGACTCAACATCCATCGCCGCTGCTCTAGACTTGATTTTGTTCCAGACATCTATCTTGCCGGACTGCATAAACAGCAGCTGCAACTCGTCTTCAAACCGCTTGGCCTGATCCAGAGCCATCTCAATCTGAATGGCAGTGCCCATGCTGGACTTGGACTTCTTGGCTTGGACAGCAGCTTTGGTTGCCGTAGACTTGGCATCAAAATACTTTCCAAGGACAGGGCCGAGAGACGATACATCGTCAACAGTCTTGCTGACCTTCTTGATCAGCGCAACTGCTGCCTGTATGCCTGCTAGCGCTGTTAGAGGATCAATCACTTTCTGCTACCTTTTTAGGCTCTGGTTTACCTTTTTCCCGCCATTTCAAACACCAAACCAAGAGCCTATCAGATGACCATGACCACCTGACGCATTCATAAACTGGGGCGGGTGCTTGCGCCACTGGCGGCGGTGGCGGCAGGGCGTCCATGACTACATCAGGATTTTCTTTAGCATCTCGGCAGCAAATCCTGGCCCGAGCAGCGTTACTGCGATCAAAGCATAGAGGATGTATTCAATGCGGCTCATGCGCTTGCTGCCTGATTCAAAACTTTTTTGAATGTTCTCGTACCTGATGGCACAAATCTCTTCGTGCGTGGCTAGCTTGGCATCGGTGGCATCAATTTGACTCATTTACTTGAACCCATGCCAATGTAGGCTCATCCCAGGAGTAATGCTTGTCATCAACAGGCATTGGTGTTGGCGCAGACCACAGGCAAGTGTCCTCGCTCAGAGTCCATGATGGGTAGGGCTGTGGTGAGATAAACGCATCACGGCCTGAGTCGTAGGTGTAGCCAATACCAGCGTAGTTCTTACGCAGGGGCCGACCTTCTGGGTGCTGACCGCCGTGCGTGTTGTATGAGGTCTGCACCCAGCCATGACCAAAGATGCCAGAGTCGATGACATCTTGTTCTGCCACGATTACTTGAGTGACTATCCCGTTTTCTACTTTTGCAAAGTGTGACATTTGTTTTTTCCTTAAAAGGTGATTGTTCCAGATGAGGTGAATGTATAGATGTAGTTACCACCACTTGTTGTAAATGTTGGTGAACCAGTTGTCGCAGATGCGGGACGATATGAGGTTGAGTAAGAAATTACAACAATACCAGAGCCACCAGCACCACCAGCAGATGAGCCGTTATCACTTGCTCCACCACCGCCACCGCCAGTATTTGCAGTTGCGGCTACTCCATTTGTATTTTTACCACCAGCACCGCCTCCACCAGTACCTCCTGCGCCACCGCCACCACCAAAAGAGCCAGCAGAGCCTCCTCCACCGCCACCCGCATAGGTTACAGAAGAACCAGTAATTGATGATGCAGTTCCAGCGCCACCTACACCCGCACCTCCTGCTGATGCGTTTGTTCCAACGGCAGAAGCACCGCCACCGCCACCGCCATAATAATAAGAACCAAATGAAACAGCACCATTTCCACCAGCACTACCTTGCCCAGAAGTACCAGCAGCACCAGTTGGAAATTCGTTGTAATTTCCACCGCCTCCAGAACCGCCTGTGCTTGGCGCAGTAGTTGAAGAACCACCGCAACCACCGCCAGTTGAAGTAATGGAACTAAAAACAGAATCAGCACCATTTGTATTGCTTGAACCACCTGCGCCAACAGTTACTGTGTACGATGTTGAAGAACTAACAGAAAGTGTTGAAGTTCTAAATCCACCAGCACCGCCACCACCGCCTTGGTTGAGTTGACCGCCACCACCGCCTCCAGCAACAACTAAATAAGTTACAGAAGGTGTTATTTGTCCTGATAAAGACCCGCTTGATGTAAATGTGTGGATAGTGTTGCCACCAGAAGTAGTGACTGTGCCGCCAGTAAACACTTGTGAGCCAGCGTAAGAGATGATGACTACGCCAGAGCCGCCTGCACCACTATTGTAATTAAATCCAGCCACTGTTTGCGATGAACCACCACCACCAGAACCAGTATTTGCAGTTGCACTTGTTGCATTTCCAGTTGCGTTACCAGAACCGCCACCGCCAGAACCACCTGTTCCTACTGTTCCACCATTAAATGTGCCAGCACCGCCACCACCTGCGTAGGTTACAGAAGAGCCTGTGATTGAAGATGCAGTACCTGCACCACCATTACCCGCAACAGCATTTATTCCATTCCCACCAACTGCACCAGAGCCACCGCCACCGCCAGCGCCATAGTTTCCTGCGCCTGCTTGTGCAGTACCACCATTATTTCCTTGTCCTGCTGTTCCTGTTCCATTTGTACCAGTAGTTAAGTTGCCTGGAGAAGCGCCGCCACCAGAGCCACCATTACTGGCGGTAGCGCTGCCTGTGCCTCCAACACCCCCACCTACTGCCGCAGTTGCATAACCACTAAATGTTGAATTAGAACCGCTAGTAGGAGCAGTTGCAACAATACCACTGCCACCTATTCCAGCCGTACCTCCTCCTCCGACTGTGACTGTGTAAATCGAGTTTGCATCAAGCGTAAGACCAGAGCCTGACAGTAAGCCACCAGCACCGCCTCCGCCTCCATAAGCAACACCACCCGCACCGCCACCAGCAACAACCAAGTAACTTGCTGTTACAGATGACAAAGGGCTAAGTGCGCCAGAAGATGTAAATGTGTGAATGAAATTACCGCCTGATTGGGTAACAGTTCCACCGCCAAATAATTGTGTTGCGCTTGTGTAGGAGATGATGACGATGCCTGAGCCGCCAGCCGCACCAGCGCCAGTAGAACCATCCC